ATAGCAATAAAAGCTCCCTCACCTTTATAAGATTGAAGTAAGTCGTTTGTGTCTTCTATTTGGTCTTTTAAACCTGCTGCTTTTTTTGCTGCTTCTGCTGCTTGAGTAGAAGTTTCACCGTATGCAGCTGCAACTTTTTGTAATTCAACAACAGCTTCTTTGTATTGTTGTTTGAGTGTTTTACTATTATCTTGTATTTCTAACTCAATCGTTCTTTTTTCTGCCATTGTACTTTCGTTTCTGCTGTTTATAAATCTTTTTTAGGTTCGAAGTGTATTCGTGTTTTCCTTTCGCTATGTCGACAATCTCACTTACATTAAAGAAATCATCGGTTTTTAAAAGTTCTAATATTTGTGCTATCATTCTTGAGCTATTATTATTGTTGTATATCCAATTGAGCCATTAGCATACGTATAAGTAACGTCTAATTCTATTACTTGTACCGAGCTTTCTTCAGTAATTAGGTTTTGACCTATTTCTGTAATTATTGGGTTCGTGTTTTCGGCTGTTATATTGCTCGTAGTGTTAGCATTCGCAGGGATACAAACTTCTACTAATTGATTTTCTGTTATAGTGCTTGGAGTAATTGTAACACCTGCCGTGCTTGAACTAATCGTTGCACTAACTACGCCATTTGGAAAAGGTATATTAACATCTAAACATTGGGCGTTAGGGTCAGGGTTAATTGGGTCTTGAGCAATTAAAGGTCTGAAATCTAAATACAAACTAAAATTTACTTCACCAGTTGTAAGGTTACTTTTCATTTCGTTTATAATGTATCTTTTGTCTCGTATAATAACCCTATCGTTTAATCTAAGCTCTGTTAATAGACTAATTGGTAAAATCGTCTTAACGTTAATTAAACGTTGCTTTAAATCGAATAAATTACTTAGGTAAGGAAAATAATACGTAGCGTATAACCCGTTGTTTATAGTTTCTAAATGTATTATTGAATTGTCAGCCCCAAAGTTTAAACTATATTTCGTATTTTGGTAACTTAAATCCTGCCCGAATAAAGCATAACTATCAATGTTTAAATTAGTAGTCCCATTATAGAATCTTATATCATGCGGCAAAGAATCACTTGCTCCATAAAAATAAAATAAACAAGGTTTTGGAGTGTATGCGTTATAACTTTCATTTAAGGCATATCCTAATATCGCATATTGATTTGAATTGTCTACGCTTCTTGCAAATAATAAGTTTTCAAATGGGCTTTCTATTACATACTCGCTTCCATCATAATCAAATTGATATTCTAAGTTTCCGTATTGCTGATTATAAGTTTTAAAATAATTCTTATTTACAAACGATTCGCTTTCTTGATATTTGAAGTTTATTTTCTTAAACAATTTAACACGTTCAATGTCTATTGAATCTAAATCCGTGTATTCGGTTATGTCAACAAGCGCACCTTGGCTATACCATAAATCTAAAGGCAATACTTGATAAACATTTTCTTCTACACCTATACAAGTCATATTAAACTCTAATAAAATACCACGCAGAAAGTCCTCAACTTTCATGTCTGGCATTACGTTATTTAAGTTTATGTTTCCGCTTAACGTATTCGCAGAAGTTGAAATAATTGAAGAGTTGTTGTCGTATTCAGGTAAATTAGTTATAGGGTCATAAAAAATACCTTGTATCGTATAAACAATAGAATAATCTAAAGTCATTGCAGCACCTGCTCTAACTTTAAACGTTATAATTGAATTTAAACCAGCTGTATTATCTATGGTAATTACAGGCAACCCACCAACAACATCTGCAGTTAAAGTTCTATTGTAATTTCCGTCTTGAAAAACATCAATGTAAAATGTTCCTGAAGCACTTTTAGAAGTTACAGAAATTTCTATTCGATGCGTTTGAACGTCTTGTAAATATTGAAGGTTTATTGTGTTATCTAATAAGTCTATATAATCGCTTGGGTCGTAAGGATTTAAACCACCTACAAACGTATATATTATTGCGTCTAAGTTAATATCTTGAGCTTCACTTACCCATTGATATTCATTCGTGTTTTTGCCCCATAAAAATAACCTTCTAAATCTTTGGTCATTAAAAAAAGAACTTTGAAATGTTATTCCGTATTTATCCTCAATAGCTTCAAATATCTTACTTACTTTAATTGCAGGAAAAAGCTCATCGTATTGAATAGCGTGTGCGTTTTGTGTTATATCCTGCGTCCCATGATGATATTCCCATAACCGCGTGTTAGCAATTAATGGGTAGCGAACATCGTAATCTGTTGACGTGTCAGTTATCCTATTATAAATATTAGTTCCAGTAAAAGCAAATTCTAAATCGCTGTAATCTAAGTCTTTTAATTTATCCTCTCCGAACTTATCTTTTAACGCAAGTATATCGCCATAAAAAGTAATAGTGTAACTTTCGACTTGTCCGTTTTTTAAGTTAGACTTTTCAAGTTGTATTTTACCACGTCTAAAAAAAGTAAGGTCTATTTCTATAAATGCTGAACGCCTTAAATTAGGGTCTATTGTTGGGTTTACGTCTGATTGGTAAAAATGCTCAAATATCTCATTATTATGAGGTGAAGCAGGAACGGTGAAACTTTGTGAAAAGTCGGTGAACACTTTTGATATGTCTGAAATGTTTTGAACGCTTGAAGTAACGTTAATCTGTTCATCGTTGAATAACTCTACTTGAACACCCTCAATAAATACGCCTACTATCCGATTCATATTACATTATTAATTGCGTTGTAAGCAAATTCAAACTCCATTTGGTAGTTAATCATTTTCGTGTTTATGCTTTTGAATAACTCCGTGTTTTGCGTGTTTAGTTTTACAGGCAAAGAATTAAGTAATATTCTTTCGCTCAGCATTAACTGCTTAACTATTTCTTTAAAATCCTCACGCACCCAATCAGTATTTACTTTAATTGTTTTTTTACCGTTTACGTTGAATGATTTTCTTTGGCCTACTAAAGTGCTGTAATTAGGAAAAGTTCCTTGCATTAAATTATAATCCGTCTTTTCAACGCTTAACGTGTCATTAGAAGCACCGAAAAACCAAGTTCTTTGCCAACCTCCATATTTATTTACAAAGTCGCATACAATCGGAGTGTACTTACAATTTAAATAAGGCTCAAAATATGCAGTATATAAAACAACACCAGTGCCAACATAATATATTTCTAACTTGTTACCATCTGCATAGTAAGATTGATGAACTTTACGAACGTCAATTACTTGACTATTGCTTATTGATTGAACTTGAGTTGCTCCTGAATTTAAATTAGTCCACCTTGCACTTACTGCTGTTGACGTTGTTGCTACAGTTATAAAGTTACTTCTATAATCCGTGTTTGTGCTTGGGTTTTCATTAGCGTCGTAAGCATAAAAGAAAGTCCCTTCATCATGTAAAATATCGTAGCTTAAAGTTGGGTTATAACCTTGCTCATAATAACCGAACCCATCAAATGCTTTGTAGCTTGTAGTGTCTAATAAAGTGTAAACACCTGTATCTAATTTATAACGTTTTACTTGTACGTTACACCATTGAGCCGTTGGAGTAGTTGTATTGTTATTCCAGTTAGTTTGACGTTCATCAAAATTTAGGTATTCACGAATGTAAGGTGAGATATTATAATACGTGTTTACGTTGTTTGAAGCAGGGATTAATTTGCTAAGTGTATATTGAGGGTCTGTTGGAGCTGAGCCAGTGCCATTCCAAATTCTTAATTCTACCTTTGAACCTTCTTGTCCAGATTCGGCTATTGTTACTATAAAAGGTGAACGTGCAAAAATACTCATTTTATATTTTTTAAGTTTTGATTTAATATTGAATTTAAAAGCGTTTCAGCGTCTAATCCGTATTTATCTATTAAGACATCAGGAAGTTTCTTAAATGCTTTCTCAAATGGCTTTGTAAAGAATAGAGATGGCTTGATTCCGTATTTAAATATGCTTTTAGCTATTGCAAATTGTAATCCTTTTCTTGACTGAAATTTACCTGCTACATTTCGAGGTGCGATTCCTTTACGAACTATCCACTTATCCAATTTACTTGGAGGCGGCATTTTAGATTTATAGCTGTATTCTGTATTGTATTTTTTGAACTTACCCGAAACTCCTTTATCCTGAAAGTTTCCGTAATCCTCCATGTCAAAGTAAATACCTATCGAGTTAGGAAATTCTTTAACTTCACCTTGTATTGAGTTAGCTAATTTACCAGACGAGTTTTTATTTTGGCGTTTAAGTTCGGCTTTTGCTTCCTTAACAACCTCATCTCTAAATTTCTCTAAAGCCTTTAGAACTTCACTCATTAGCAAATTGTCATTGAGTTAGGAACTAAAATATCTAAGGTCATTGTCCAACCTGCTAAATAGTTTTCAAATCTTTCTGCAAATGGTTCTACTGTTGCGTTGCCGTCAACCATAAAATTATCGCTGAATAAATCTCCACGTCTTAGACTTTCGTAAAGTCTATTTTGAACAGCAAACATTGTATTTAAAACGTCTTGTTCGTTATTGTCTCCGATAAATATATTCGTGTTTTCGTTTTTTGAAATGTCAACAATATCCATACATAAAATAGATACATTAAAACGAATGATATTATTTTCAATTGAACTTGAATTAACTATCAAATGAGCCAACGGAAAAATAGTTTGCTTAGATAAATCAACCGCAAATATATCGCCTTCAGTAACCGTGTTTATAAACGCATCATTATCGAAGTGTCCTTTTAACGTGTCCAGTAAATTATAATAATTACCCATGTCTCATTTTTCTTTTTAATTCGTTATTCTCTATTTCAGTTCTTTGTCTTTCGTAAGTAAGGTAGGTAAGGCACTTCCGTATTCCCAATTTGGTAACTTCATCAAACTTTGTAACATCTCCTTTAGCGAGTGCATAGATTGAATTATACCATCCCCATTGCTTATTGAACTGAGCCCGCTCTGAATAGTCGTTTGTAGCTCCTTGTTCTTCATCATCTCCTGCTCCAAAGAGGTAAGCGTAGCTTGTACTAAGTCGTTTCCTAAACGATAAAAAAAAACCGAAGCAGCCATTGCAATATCTAACGGAGCGTATTTCATTAGTTCGGCAAATTCATCCGTTCCTGAATATTCCACTATTTCATGAGTGTCTTTCGTCTTTTTGGTTATCGGTCTGTATAAAACTGCCATTGCTTTATGGAATGTTTCAACCTTGCCTATATTGTGGTCCAAGTCTACATACTCACCGAAACTCATATCCTCGAGATTAGGAATGAAACCGAACTCCATACCTTGTATTTTAAACGTTGTTTTGAACTCCGTCTTTTGCTGGAATAGTTCGTTAAAATGATTCGCTAACCCAACAACATCGCTCCATTTAATCTTTAATACGTCTTTCATATTTAAACCGCAGAAAATCTCAATAGACTTTTGCGCTATTAGTTCTTCATCGTTTGAACCCTCAACAAGTTTTATAAACTTTTGATAGTTCATTAATGGTATCTCACTAAGCGTTGTAGGAATTACTATTTCCGTTGTCATAATTATTTAACTTTAAATTTGGTAATTGTAGTAAGCTAAGGCAATATCAAACGCTTTCGCTAACATTTTTGTGTGGATTCGTATTTTCATAGGGTCATCAAACACTATCCGAACCCTAATACCTTTCTTTTCTAAGATGAATTTCTCAACTATGCGCACCATCATCGGTAGGTCGTCTGTCATTTGTGTAAATTAATGAATAAAATACTGCCCATAATGAGGGTTAACACCTAAAACTTCCATTTCGTGATAACGGATTGCGTCTATTGAGTGATTATTGAAGTCAATAGGTTTATTTAAACGAACGCCAGTTTTGTCAGTGTCCCAAATGTAACCGCGTAATTCTTTGATTAGGTTGGTACTGTTTGACGTTATCAAATATTCTTGGCTTTGCATTATCTGAATACCAAAGTTTATTGAATCCTTCCCTTTTGTTACGCCTTTTATCGTCTTTCCGTAGCGTCTTATTTCTTCGATTGACTTAGGTTCTGAGCTGTCCGCATAAATTGGTACGTTATCAGGTAGTATTTTAGCAATGTCGCTGTTTATCATTCCTGTACGGTAAACAAGTTCGTTTAATATTCTTTGACCATTCCATGTATAAACCTCAACTGCTGCGGTGGGGTCGTTCGTGTAACCAAAGTCTAATCCAATTCCTATTAATCTTGCGTCGCTTGGAATACTATCAATCTGTTTCCAGTTGCTGAATATAACGCCCTCAAGCATTCCGATTTCACCTAAGCCGTATACTCGCCACCAATTAGCCCAATACGTGCTTGTAGAGGCTTTCTCACGGTTCTTTTCTATTTGTTCAATAATTGACTTGTCAAGAGCTTCATTATCCTTGTAAGTGAGAATTATAAAGTCTGAATCAGCTTCGTCTTTTAGTTCGGTATGTGCCCAAAATTCGCTGGTAGGGTTAAAATCTAAGTAAACAAATTTCTTTGTTCTAATATTAAGCTGCTGGAAACTTTCAAAGTTAACATTG